GACAACACGACTAGTTTGAAGCCACTGGTGGGAAACAGTGGAACGGTGAAGTTGATAGCCGTTGGTGGGACCCCTTCTCATAGACTTGGATGCATGGTGTGTATCACTACCAAGTTGAACTGTTAGTTTATTTAAATCAATGGATGGCCCCCTTACGGCCACTACCAAGTATCAGGAGAATCTTGGGGTTGCGGCTACCATAAAACCGCCAGTGATGGAATGCATGCTGAAAGCTACCATGCATCCAGTTCACGATGAACTATAAATCGTATGATCCGTAATGGATGGAGACACCACCAATAAAAGTGTCACGCTATCCAGCGAGTCAACTTCCGGTACTGCAATGCACCCGGGACAGCTTGCTGGGTCCCTCGGGGGGGCGCCGGGTAACGCCGGGGCATCAACCTCAGGGTCGGCCTCTGACGTTAAACAGTCTGTTGACAAAGGAAAAGAAAAAATTGACGTCCAAGAACAAGAATTCGAGCGAGCTTTCTCCGAAAGACTCAATCAACTTCCAAAAATCCCTAACAAAACTCCGCGCAAAAAGAAGATTAGCGCACAACAAAAAGTTAAGCAGCTCAAAAACAAGAAGCGCAATACAAAGTACAAACACGATAATGCGCTTAAAACAGTCGCCGATCAAATACGCGATCTGGAGGCCAAGACCAAAGCCGCAGATGACGTCATTAGAGAGCTCAAGCAATCTAAAATCGACGAAGCTGCTGACGCCGCTGAAGAAGAACGGTGTTCTGCCGATCTTATTGGCCACGAGTTCAGGTTTCACACACCCAGGATCGTCTCGTCAAAATTATATCAAATCCTTGCGTGCTTAAGCACGATTCCTTTCATAACCATGTTGTTAATATTAACATTTCGTTCGATCTTCATGGAGGACACGAGTGTTATTACTGACTCATGTGTTGTGGTTCTCCTATTTACATTTTTCCTTTTCATCATCCTTGCTTGTGCTGGTTTACTATTTCATTATTTAGAGCACAACAAGAAGTTCACGATCAATTGGAATACATTCACATACTCAATTTCAGACCTCTATGATTATCATTCATTTGAAATCGTTGCTGACATTGAAACAAATCCCCTTGATATGCGTACCGATATGGGTGCAACTGTCGACTTGAAGCATGCTGATGCTAGGTTGGTTACTTGCAATTATACGTCGAACGCACCTTGGGTTGATAACATTGGCATAACTAGGCAGAGTAGAGACCAGGTATTGGTTATCAGTCTCGAAATGCTCAGCCAAATTGCAGTGTTAAAACGTTCTTCGATTTCCA